TATCCAAGGGCGTTGACTCTGAAGATGGTGCAACTGCAAATTTACCAAGTTTTCTAAGCGTAATAATATCTTTTAGACTAGATGTTATGTACAACTGCTCCGCTGTTTCAGGAAGCTGTTCATCACCTTGTATTTGATACTTACTAGCATTAGTAAACCATTTTCTTGTCCTAACTTCTAAAGGCTGATAGATTTTCCAAATATCTCTATCCCCTTCTTTGCCAAGATAATAAGCATATGAATTTCCTTTACAGCTATACATGCGCTCATTAATCCAGAAATAGCTTATTGGAACAACTCTAAAGTAATCTAACTGACTACTTGTAAAACCGTACCTCTCCTTCCAATAAGCTTTATCTGACACAGGATTCCAAGCCCTGATTTTTACTTTGATGTATGTACTCTCTTTCTCCAACTTCTCTACGTCTATACTTTTATCTGATACACCAAAGTATAACATAGTAGGTTGTGCATTTGGTTGCACGTTTGTAGCTAGATCTAAATTAAAATCCCTGTTAATTATTGCTAGAGTTTCTATATAGGATAGGCTGTACTTATGCTGAAGGTAACTTACCTCATCAAATGTATCACCGTTTGCAAAATCCTTATATATAAACTTCCCACTAAAGCATGCAATAGAACATGTAGGATTCTTGTCCTCACGTAATTCACTGCAAAAAGGCCTATTAAGCTCTTTAAAGGGTGTACAATAGTAACGGAACACGTCTAAACCTGTTACCAAACCTCTTATGTTTTGTATAGACAACTCCCTCTTACCGTACATAATAAAAAATGTAGGAGAGTTTCCTCCCCTACATTATTTCATTAAACTAATTTAAAATACATTGCTGTTTGCAGTTCCAGCAGCTGGTGCTTCTGAAGGTGCTTCCGCCTCATATTTATCATATCTAGCATTAGTACTAAGGGTGTTCTCATTGTCTGGAGTTGTAATCCAGTTAGGGAACTTAGGTACTGTAACATACCCATTGTTATACACAAACTTCATTGTAAAAACTTTACCTGCTGCTGCTGGTAAAATAATTTGTGCAAGCTTGCTAATGAATGATTGAAAATCTTCTGCTGGAGTACCTGCTTCCATTGCAGAGTGATATTCATCCTCTGTCATAACTTTGGTAGCCATGTGCTTAACATTTCTCTCAAGCGCAGTCTTTTGCCACTCATTACCTTCTCCTTCTTGTGGTTCAAAAAGTGTCCATCTAACTTTTGCACCACTAGCTTGCTGAAACTCAATAGTAGCACGTGTTTCCACTGTGTTACCTTCTTTGTCTTTTGCAAGCCCAATTGATGCAATAGTGTTACCTTGAACTCTCTCACCTGTTTCTGGTGCTACAAATGCGCTATCCCCTTGGATTGCTTTTCCTTCTGAATCTACTCTACTTCCGTACATAAAATATAAAATTTAAAAATTAAAAAATTGGTTACTAAAATTGTGATTGTGGTGATACTTCTGGAGCACCTAAACTAACTATTCTCTCATTAGGAACTTCCTCTGGTTGATGATTTTCTAATGGATCATTAGCTTCAGGAATGCTTTCAGTCTCTATAGCGCTTGCAACTACATTTTGTGCTAAGCTTGCTTCTAGAGCATTTACTGGCTCCTCTACTGGTGTAACGTCATCTACCAATCTAAAAGATGGCGCTTTTCTTGTCTTTCTGTTCTTCAAAAGAGGGTGTTGAAACATTTGCTTCACATCTTCTTTAGTAAGTTCATATTTGGTCTCAATAGAACCAACTCCTTCATCATATCCTTGAGAAGTTACTGTTCTTGTTAATCCATTTTCTAGGTCTGTTAAAATACCTCTAATTGAAATCTCTTTTACACTCATTAGTCTACATAAATTTTATCCCAAGCTACATTTTTAAGGTCATTCTTGTCCTCATCATACTCAGCAACAGTAATCTGTTGTCCTTTCAAATGAGCTGGTCTTGCACCACAAGTAACCTCATCAGAGCTTTGGAAGTTAATAATTAATTCATTATCTGTACCCCTGTACAAATAACCTATTGCATCTGCATCAGAACACGTTATTGCTTTAAGTTTACCAGTAAGGTCAAGGTCTTTAGCTTGTACCTCTTTACCTTTTTTCTCAATAAACTTATCCTTTAAGTGCCCTACCAGAATAATGTGATCAGCAAGCTTCTTAATCTTACCTAACCACAATGTAAATGCCTGTCTTAACCAAAAGTAACCAGCACCATTTGGAAGTTCTAAGACAGATACTCCGTCAAAGTTCTTACCCATTGGAGAGTTCTTGTACATCTCTCTTGCAAGAGGTAAACACAACTCTTCTAACTTGGTAACTGTATCTAACGCTACATACTTATATGGTCTGCCTCCTTTTATCACGGCAGCACCAATATTTTGTAATTCACCTAGATTGTTAGCCTCTAATTTAAGGGCATCTAAATACTTACTACCTTCTTCAAGGTCAATAATTAAACAGTCATCCAATTTTGACAATAATGTAGTCTTACCTGTTTTAGGCGGAGAATACAGAATCATTAACTTTGGATTCTTCACTGTACTAGCTACCTTCTTTGTAGGTAACTTGATTTCTACTTCACTCATAACTCTATGTTTAAAATTTACCTTACCATTCTAGATGCTTTATCATAATTAGCATCTGTTATCTCACTTGCTTTAGGTAGCTCTCTAAATGTACCTGATGGCCCTATAAAATTAAGACCAATGTTTACATTAGGTTCACCATCCCTATTAGCCAATATCTCTAGATTTCTATACGTATTTCCAAGTCTTCTAACATCATAGTTTTGGAACCTTTCTAGATTATATCTACCAGGATCAAACAAAGCCATAACAACATTAGCATCCCTAGTAGTGTACTTACTATCACCAAAATCCTTCAATGTTGGTGTAAGTCTACTACTCTTGTGACGCTCATCACTCTCACTATCAAATGCAAGCTGTTGAATAACTACTGGTATAGCACCAAAGTTATTTCTAAGCTGTACAAAATACTGAGACATCTTATCAATGTTTTGCTTTGTATTAAATCCTCTTTCCGCCTTCATTAAGGCAATATGATCTATCATTATTATCCAATACCTGTTAGGATTATGTGGAGTATAACGTTTAAATCTAGTGATATCCTTTCCATCATCACCTTTACCAATTACCTCATACTCTGGAGTTCCATGTTCATATGCCTTGTTGTACAAGTACTTATTCATCCCAGTAGGATTATCAGGCATATCATGGATAGTAACTACATCTTCCATAGATTCAAAGTACAGTCTGTAATCCATTACTTTCTGGTAAATCTCATCACTACAATGATTTCTACCTCTTGATAGTAAAGTATTTACATCTGTAACTATACCATGATCCCACCAAAGTTTTCTAGCTACTCCTTTAACTATTTTAGTGTCCTTGTCTATCTCATAAGAGAAATAGTCAATATCTAAAATAATATCAGACTCATTGTTCATCAAATAATCATAAGGATTATATAAGAAACAGTCATCAGCTAGCGTAGTCTTACCTACTTTAGTACCAGCACCTATTAAATAATAGGTTTTTTGTTGAATGTTGGGCAGATATTCAACTAAACGGTTGAATCCCATAGGGAGACCAACGTTCAGGCCTTGTCTACCCCTATCAATACTACTCTTAACATTATCAAATATACTAGACATACTATACCTCTTTATGAAATTCACCAAAATCTTTAACTCTATCACCTTCTTCTGCAAGTAACTCACACCACGCTTCTAGTGATGATTCATCTCCCTTTTGAATAAAGTAATTTGCAATAGTCATATACTGATAATTCTTACCTTTCCTATCTAATACGTATGCTAATGCTGCAGATGTAACTTGATCTTTAGTATAGCCTGTTCTAGTTAGGAACGCTTTCATTTTCTTAATACAATCTTGCTTAGAGCCTCTGACGGGCTTTCCGCCACTCTTATAACCTTTAGGCCAGATGTCACGCCATTCATCTATCCAATCTTCTACTTTTGAGGTCTCAATAGTAGACGCAAATAGAGCTGACAATTTTGGCCTCTTTATGAAGGCCTCATCAACAATCTTAATAAACCCTTTATCCTGTAAAGGTTTCAGGTCTATTTTTCTAAAAATTACATTTGGTATTTCTTTCCCTAGCAGTGACAAATATAAGAAAACATATTCATCTGCGCTAATATCATGTCTTAGTAATACAGTTAAATTTATGTCTATTTTCATATTTAAATCTCTTTTAAGTTGTTAATATTCACCACTTTAAACCCTGCTTGGGAAGAGTTTAGCCAGTTCTCTTCTACTGTGTCTTTCACGTATAATCTGATAACAATAGCATGCTTTCCTTCTATGTCCATCCGCAATGTTCTACCCACTCTTTGTATCATTTGTTTGGGTTTAGAACTTCCTGCTGCAATGACTGCAAATTCAAGCCTTGGTAAAGT